TCAACGGCGGATGGACTAAAGAAGATTTAGAGTCATGGGGAATTGCTTGGCCGCCACAAAAGGGATGGATGAAGGAATTACTAAAGGAGAATACCAATGTCCGCTAAGCCCACTGAACTACGTAAGGTTATCGCCATGCTAGAAGGTGAAGCGCCGGATGTAGAGACGCTAGCCAAGGATGTATTCGATGCCGTCGAGGACATGCTCAACCAACGCAACCGGTATGTGGTATTCGTTGTCCATCCTAGCCTGAACTTAGTCCAAGCTGTTGGCCCATACGATACCGTTGAGAAGGCAAAGAAGGATTACGTTAAGCGGGTGGGAATATATGACCGACAGACACGCATCCAACTTGCTTTACTTAAACATCCTGATATGATACAGTCTGATTAATAGATGTGGTGGCTGGTTACTAGTCCTTTCACAGCCGCCATCGCTCCCGCAAGGTAGAAGCGACAAGAAAGCCCGCCGGTAAATCCCGACGGGCTTCTTTGTTTTGTGTCTTCCCCTTACACAAAGCTATCTCTTGGGGTTGTCCGTACTGTAGAAACCGCTAGCATTAAACTTTACCGCTGGCACATTATAGATTCGCACAAGTGGCGTACTGCAACAGACGCACTGATACTCTGGCTCAGCCTCATGGATGCTTCGTTCGATATAATGATAGTCACCAGCTGAAGGACAGCTATCATTTATACACTCATACTGATATGTCGCCATGCTCGCCACCAATCGGACAGTTATCTACACAATTCCAGAACAACTCCATGTACGCCTTGCCTTCGACTCGGCGTATCTCGGTGTAGCACTCAGAGTTGTGCATATACTTTGTCATTCTTCACCCTTTGCAAACGGATTCTGTCCACCTAGAAAATTGTTTAACCGGCGCAATGCGCCATCCACCTTACGATGTGCGGTGGTGTCGCTGACTTGTAACACCTCAGCTATCTCGCTAAAGGTTAGCCCCTCAAAGAATTTCATCTCAAGCACCAGCTTATCCTGCGGGTCTATCTTGGATAAGGCACGGCGTATATCCATCAGCTGAATAACATAGTTGCCACCCTCGGCAGGGTTACCGCCGCCGGATACCTTGGGCTTACTGCCATCGGTGGTATTAACAATAGGCGCCTTGATAGGAAAGGCTAATGGCAACATCTCCGACAGGCTAATGGCGTCGTAGTATTGCTCATCGCGTATCTCATAGCCTAGCTTCTGCGCCTTAGCGCGCCGGCAATACTTATCTGCAAGACGAGTGAGTGTTTTGCCTAGCTTACGCACACCCATCTTGTATTCATCTGAATCAAGCGGATGGTCAAGCCATTCTTTAATCTTATCCTGACGTTTAAGTGTCCACACCATTAGCTCTTGCGTCACGTCAGAGACGTCGAAGTATGTGTGGTAATGACGATGTACCTTGCGAGCTACCGTTACTGCTATCTCGCGAGACTCATCAAGCCAGCGGTCTGCTACCAACTCCACACCTTTTTGTCTACGGTGAATGACTTGTTGATAATCGGAACCAAGTGTGGCGTTACATTCTTACCGTCTACATGCAAGATAGCAAAGCCTTGCTGCCATGTGAACAGCCCAGCCTTGATATACTTTGCATGCTTGAGGTTCATTAGATGCCCGACTTCCAAACCCCAAACAGTCTTTCCTTTACCAGCCCAACTCTGCGTCCAATGGGTAAGTCCCATTCGGTGTGTATGCCCGCAGACAACACTGACGCCTGCCCTCTTTGCGAGTCCAAGAGCAGTTGCTCCAGCAGTAGGCTGGATGTTGCCTTCATCTCCGTGGACAAGTATCCAATTAGGCGCGAGTTCGTAGGGCTGATGGTGATATGTAATTCCAAGTTCATCAAGCTTGAGAAACTTCTCAATCTCCAACTCAGGTAAGCCGAGCAATCCTGGTGCTTTAGATTTAAGCTTGTTGTACAGTCTGTCACTGTGATTTGACCGGCTGATATGCGAGATACCAAGTGACTCAAGTAATCTAACGGTGATGTCTCTGTGCTTTGCGATGTCATAGTTCCACTCTCCGCCGTAGCCTTCTTCCCAACGACTGATTTGTGGGAAGTCAATCTCATCGCCGACGGATACAACTTCGTCCGGCTTGTATGCTTTAATAAACTTTGCTAGTGTGTCGGTTGCACCGACGTCATGGAAAGGACTTTGCAAGTCTGAAATAACAACTATTGTTTTCATTGTTAATCTATCTTATTCCTAAATCGTTCTAAAGTATCATGGAAGAAAACCTTTTGTTGCTCGCTCATATTCTCGGGATACTTCAACTCAATAAGTTTTCCAACAGCATCTTCAAGATTTTTGAATCGCGCTTCCCTTAATGTGTATCTATCAGTCATTTGAGAAGCGCGACATCTGTCACTCAACTCAGATAAATTACGTTGTAAATTAAAAATTAATGAGCCATTAGCGTCTAATTGTTTTTCAAGGTTTTCAATGCGCTTGATAAGTTCTTTTTTTCTCATTGTTTCGGCCATACCCCTCGTTGCACCATCAGTCCGATGACGCCGTAGTTTGCTAGGTCCTTGAAACTATCTTCAATGCTCTCGTGCTGTGGCTTGATGCCATCCTTTTTCATAAGGTTCTTGAGTCGCTCAAACTTATCGCCAATGCGTACCATCAAGCCGTTGATGGGGCCACCATGCGCGTTGTTGATATTGCCAGGGCCGTAGTCCAACTGCTTGGTAATAAGCAAGTTGCCAATCTCATCCATTATTTCCCAGACGTTGGCGCAGAATTCCTTGTGGGAGGCAGGGTAATTGTAATCTGATTCTTTTTTTGGTCTACGCTCTGGATTAAAAAGCCATTCTGCACCAGCAATAGTATGGCCAAATTCAGTTCCTCTTGACTCACTCATATCCCTATCCTTCCGCTTGCCCTTGGTATATATAATTCTTTGTCTCTTCATCGAGCTGGTAAAAGTATATCAGGTCAGTACCATTCTCCATGTGCTGAACCAACTCAATAGTATCTAGCGCCCAGAATACAGGCGGCACCTGCGCCCCATCTTTGGGGCCATAGATGAAGGTTGGCTCAGCGACCACGCTGCACCGACATAATGTCATCAACAGTAATCAGGAATCCTTTGCTTGGGTTAGGCTCCTTCTCATTGCTGATGGGTCTGCCGTAACGGTTAATAGCTTCTTTCAAATCATTGGTGGTAGCGATGATGACCAGCTGCTCAAGCACAAATGCCCAGCGGTCTGCCTTAGTCTTCATCAAGCCTGACTCAACCCAATTGTGTGTAGCCCGTGAGTAGAATGCAGTCTCAATGTAGATGTTACCGGTCTGCACCCAGCGCCTATCGCGCTTTACTTCTACGGTCAGCCCGCCAGTGAGGATGTTATTGACGAGCTGCTCGCCCTCGTGTCCATACGAAAAGTCTAAGTCAAAGTCTGACATCTCCGGTGTCATTTGTTCTCCTGCACCACGGTAATCGTTATCTTGCCACCGGTAGCGGTGTCATATTTGCTGGCTGTTTGAATAGCTTTTGTGACTATCTTCTTGGCTTTGGCCAAGTCATCAACCATGACGCCATTGGTCAGGGCATCCATGGCACCGAGAGCAAACTGCTCGCCACTGCCTGCTACATATAGGTTGTTATTGGTACGCTCCCACGAGTAGTCCTCATCGATGCGGTACACCTCACCCTTGATAACGACAATCCAGATGTTGTCATTCTCAACAGCGGCATCGCCCTTGTTAATCTCATAGCCTGCCTCGCTAAAAGTACGGCGCATGGCTGGGATAAGCTGACGGGTAACATACTTGTCAATGTCTTTGGTGTTGACTACCGGTGGTGCGAAGTCATGTTGCAGCAGGTTGATACCTCGCACTGCACCAGCACCGGCGAAGACGATGTTGCTATTCTTAAATACTTTGCCACCTGGTATGTTGATAGCGAAGCCATCAGTATCAGAGGATTGCGAATCAGCCCCGACTACTACCCAGTCAGGGCCTTGAATCGCTGCGATGGTTGTCAGGCCGCTATCCTCTCGGTGAACCAATCAGGGCCATACTGTAAGTATACCTCATTAGTGTCCATATTGTCGGGAAGGTGGACTATTTCCGCTTTGTCCAAGTCTTCCTTGATTCGCTTAGCCAGCTCTTGGCCAGGGTTTCTTCCATCTTCTTTGACGTCGTTATCCGCAAATATAAGGATGCGAGAATACGATTCAAAGAGTTTAGGAAACCACGGTTTCCATTGGCTGACTCCAGCAACTCCAACCGCAGGTATTCCCACGATGCCCGATGCAACAATCGTGTCAATCTCGCCTTCGCAAATGGCAATCGTGTCACTAGGCTTATGCAAATCAAGTACGTTATATAGCCCAATCTTCTGACCGGTAGGCCAGAGGTATTTTGGAGTTGACTCGTCTACGCTCCTGAACTTAATTCCCACAACACCGGCTGGCGTAAGGTACGGAATAGATAATCTGTTAACGGCATGCTCATGTCCAGCACTAGGCTCCACGACGCTTCCAAGCTGGAACGTATGCGCGACTTCCTGTGTTATGCCTCGTGCCGCCAGGTAAGAGGCTGCCTGTGGAGTTAGACTGCTGGCGTATTTGCTTGCTGCGTCCGTGAGCAATGCTCTCTGCTTTTCGTTTAGCATCTTTAAAATCTAGCCCTTCTTTAGCTTGCACTAATGTGTATACATCTCCGAGTACCTGACAGACCAGGCAATTGTATGCCTGATTGTCGAGGTTATATGCTGCGCTAGCCATGGTGTCATCATGGATAACGCACTTGCATGGTATCCAGCCATGTCTGTCCAGCACATTGACGCCGTAATGTTCTAGTACGGCGCCAAGGTCAGGCTTCGATACCACCGGTTACCTTCAACCACTGGTTCAAATCTTGGATAACCCACGACTGGTCTAGCCCCGCCATGCGGCGCTTGACAATAACATAGGCTGGTGGCGTAACATCTAAGTTACGCGCCTTGGCATAGTTAAATGCCTCAGTGGTAGCCTCACGCCAGAACTGCGGCAAGTCCATCTTGGCTGTTGCCTTCAGCTCAAAGATGTATGGCGCACCTGCAACGATACACACGATGTCACCTTCGTCATCCTTGCCTGCTAGGCGTAGACGCTCAGCCAACACACCTTTGCCACGAAGGAACTTGAGAATGCCTGTCTCAAAGGCAGAGCCTTTGTGCTTACCGTATGTACTCATAGTCCTAGTATCTCACAGATGTCATAAGCTTTGTGCTTGAGCAGATATTTTTTTGCAAAAAATTTTTCCTCGTCAGTGTTATCGACCTCATAGAAATTGACCATGTTGCCTGCACCCGTGAAATAGTCCTTGCCTTCTTTGAAACTCATTGCATTGCCCTCCAACTATCTGCCACGTACTGGGCGGTGCGGTCTGAATAGATACTCATGCGGCTTGGGTCAGCCTGTAAGGTAACGAAGTTATCTCCAGTGGCTGAGTGTTTAGCAAAGCGGTTCTTCACTGCCGCCACTCTAAACTCACCGGTGTGTGACACAAGAGCAACGGTAAGAATCATTTCAGGCAGCTGGCTAATCTTACCTTGGATAGCCTTACGGCTAGGTGGGATGTCCGGCTTGCCCTCATTCTCTGAGGTGTGATGCAGTAGCAGCACAGCTGCGTCTGTCTCACGGGCAATGTGGTGCATGGCTTTGGCTATCTCACGAAGGCCGGACCATTCATCGTTGTGCATGGAAACAACGTTCATTGCGTTGTCCACAATAATCATGTGTGGATACTGACCATATGCCTCACCGTATGCACGGATAGCTAGGTCAACCTCATCAAGTGTAGGGGATGGAGCAAAGTCAAACTGCAAATGCGTAATGCTTGCTAGCTCAGACGCGTAGAATTCTCTACCTTCACCGGTAGCAAATGCTTCCTCAACGGAAGACACTTGGTGTCCAGTAACCATAGCAGCTGCACGGATAGCTGTTGTGTAAGCATCGGTATCTGCGGATATGTACAGCGTAGGCACCTTCATCTGCACTGCCATCCAGAGAGCGATTAAAGATTTGCCGGCGTTTGGTTGACCGGCAATCATTGTTAATTGTCCCCTGCGAAACCTGATTCCCTCACTAGCTAGCGAAGGAAACAGGTCTGGCAGTAGCTGATATTCATTAGTGCTTTTCGCTGTCGCTTGTGAGAGTGACAGCATCAGATACTAACGAAGGAACTTAGGAGCGCACTGGTCGGGAGTACCCTTTGGTGATGGGCAGAACCAACCCTTCCATGTCTTTGCATCGCCTGGCTTTGACTCACGGTAAGTGAGCTTGCCGTGCTTGCAATGGCCTTCTTCGATAACCGCTGACGGAGCGGATGATGCTTGTGCTACTGGTGTAGCGTTGAATCCAGCAACTGCGTTGCGGATGCCACTGGCGTTAGCCAATGAACCAGAAACAGCGCCGATGAGAGCTGCTGAATCTTGGATGGTTGCCAACTGTGCTTCCAACTCAGCTGAGTCGTCTGCATAGATGTTGATGAGTGTGCCATCAGCCAACTTAAAGTTGACTTGGAACTTGGTATTGCTTTGTGCTGCCATGTGTTTCTCCTTATTTGATTTCTGCTAGTGGGTCGTAAATCTGTGCCAGCTCTCCGCCAACGGCGTAACAATAGTCCTTCACTCCGCATGTGCTACATGACATACCGATGTTAGGTAAAAAGATTTTGTTCTGAATGCCACGCTCGAACTGCTCAAACAATTCCGTAAGCACGGGGATTGTCCAGCGCTCCAAGCCAGAAGCTTCCTCAAACTGAGCCTTGCGAGCTGAGTAATAGTAACCCTTGGTAGGGCGTACACCAAATTGCATCTCCATCATGGAGGCATAGACTCCCAGTTGTAGCGATGAGTCCGGCATGTAACTGCCGGTCTTGAAGTCTACCACAGCAATCTCGGTGCCTGCCACCACAACAGCGTCGGCAAATGCTTTGACGTTGACGCTACCGAAGAAGTTGTTGAATCCGATTTCAACTCCAGGTACACCCTCTGGTGATACCCACAACTCAAAGCCTGACTCCTGCCAAGCGTTGATGAAGTTGAAGAACATCTGCTTGCCGTTCTCATCCCACCAGACCTTGTTCTCTTTATCAGGGTTGGCTTTGGATGAGCGTCCACCCACACGCCAATCAGTAGGATTGGTGCTGGACTTAGCTTCGACTTCTGCAATTTGTTCAAGGAAGGATTCTTCCCAAACCTTATCCCAAGTCATACGTTTCCTCTCCTGCTACAACTTTACGTGCATGTTCGAGGCCTAGTTTAACCATCTCGTTAGGCTCTTTGTCAATAAGCTTTTGGATTTGTTTTCCTAGGGCGAGTCGCATGACGACTTCGGTTTCAGCAAAGGCTTGCTGAAATGCCTGTTGGCTAATAATCTGTGCACGCTTCTTACCCATGTGATTCTCCTAGCGGTGGCGTGACTGCGATGGCGAGGCTACCACATAGCGCACAGTTGATGTCCAAGAAATAGATACCGATTTCTCCGTCATCGTCAAACTTACACTTGACCGACCAGAGGTCTGACCCACATGGGCAGACTCTGATTGGGCCGAGATTACGATAGTCGGCTTCCGCACCTGTGGTTGGTTTAATGTTTGCGATGTCATCCATCACCACTCCAGCGAGAACCAGAAGAAGAGGAAGTCAGCGTCAATGCCGTACTTGCCAATGCTGAATCCCAAGCGGACAGTGTGCTTGCTGTAACCGGTGGTCAGGTTGACTCGGTTGTAAAAGGTAAACTCTTTTGTCATTAGAATGGTGGCTTATCTGTGAGAGGTGTCTTGGAATTTTCAAACTGCTGGAGCAGAAACTTCTCTGCTGCTGCGTGGAACGCAGACCCACCGACGAACCACCATGCTGGCTCGGACGGTGCTTGTAAGTCACGCTCTAGTTGCCATGCTTTGCCACAGCGAATCCATGAGGTGAGCGAGCTGAACGAACGGTGTGCTACTTGTATATCTGACATGGCTGAAATGTAGCATATGGGTAAGCGTGGCGTGTCAAACGCAACACGCCGACGATTTCGCAGCTGGGTTCGATTTGACAATCAGCAGCTGGGTATGTGTACAATATGAGCGAAGCGAATGTAGTTAACCCCGGCGCCTCTTAGGCGCCCCGTTGAGGCGGCTAGGCTGATAGCCTCTAACAGTAAAACGGAATAAAAAATAACCCCCGCGATTAAGCGGGGGTTACGTCTTTCACACGCTAGCCATTTGGCCTATCCTTGCGGATTACACAGGGATGGTTCAAGCGCGAATTTACTTTGCAGCTGTCTTAAAGTGGTTATATGCACCAACTGCAACTGGTCCAAGAACTGCTACAACAGCAGCCCATGCAACAGACTTGAGGTGATGGTTACCAGTCTGCCAAATTGATACGCCAGCAACGAGAAGTGCGGCGAGGTAATGCTCGACGATAGCTTTGTTGAACTTCATGTCATTCTCCCTATAGTGAGATTAGTTTGTCCATTTCGGACTACCTAATCCTACCACGAAGACCGGGAGGTGACGCTTGTTGGTTGTCTTATAGGCACGGGTTTTCAGGCAGACTTCGCCACCATTGGCTTGGCTACCTACCGGCTTGGTATCAGGGCTAGTATTGCCTTCGATGGTTGTCATAGTGCCATCGCCATTGTCCTTGACAACGATACCCACATGCTCAATACCCTTGCCGTCAAAGCCGAAAAAGGCTATATCGCCAGCCTGAGGCTTGTATGTGGCAGGGTTGGACCATCTGCCCTGACCCTTGAATGCCTCGGCTCCAGCGGGCGTATAGACGCAATTAGGCATACCTTTGAAACCTACCTGTGCCGCACACCACATGACGAAGGAGCCACACCAGGGCTGGCCGTCGTGGCCTGTGAAGACGCCGTACTTAGTCTTGTTGTTTGGAACCTCAATGGTTCCAATTTCGCCATTAGCTTTCGCTACAAAGTCTGTTGCTTGCGTCATTGCCAGATTAGCCTCTCTGCTAAGTCTCCTGGGTTGCATACATCTGGGTTAGCGCAGACTGGGTAGCCTGCCTCTGTGTAGCACTCGGCTACCAATTCAGAGCAGATGTAACCTGCATGGTTAGCCAAGTAATGCATGAATTTTTTGGGAAAAATTTTTACGCCTAGCGCACGAAGCGCAAGCATGGCAATGATGCCAAAATTGTATGGCCGTCCGACTGCTGCTTGGGCATGCTGAACAATCTTTGCTCGTTGCTCCTCAGACAATTCTTCGTGCTGGTTCCATGCAACCAATGGGTAATTGCTAAGGTTACTAATAGCAACGCCAGTAGGGTCAGCTCCCACAATCTTGCCATCGCCAATATAGATAAACGCATGGTTCCAGCGGGATACCGTTCCTAGTCTAATAAGCTTTCCGAAGAATCCACCGGTGCGTACTACGCCGTAGTCACCGATGCGTGGTTCGTATTTAGTCATGTAGTTGCTGCTCCATGATGTCCTGTAAGTGGTCAATTTCCTGCTTCTCTAACTTCAAGATGTGGCGAATAATCATGGCATCGCGCTTGGTCTGGCCAATCATGGCAATACCGATGATAAGCTCAACGGTAACTGCCAGCCATGAGGCTAGGTTCATCCACTTGATATAGGCATGAGTGTCTGTAAACCATGTGGGCTGCGCCCACCAGACAAAGGTAACGCCAGTCCAAAGGATGACGAAGAACCAGTTGCGGATAATGCCTTGAATCTTCCAGCTAATCTGTTCAGAGAAGGTCAGCACATCGCCAGTAGCTTCGTGGATGTATTTTTTCTTAAAAAGATTAATCATTATGCTCCCGAATATGCTGCTCAAACTTGCCATTGAGTGTGCCCAGGTCTACCGCTATATTCTGTTGCTTCTCTACCAAAGTCTCAATCATGGGGATGACTTGCTTACGGATAGCATCGTTTAATGAACCGCCAGAGTTAGGCGTTACCTCATTCTTAATAGTCTTGATGTCATTCATCTCAGACTTGAGGACATTCTGTACGCCATGCTTGAAGATATACCAGATGCCAGTACCTGTGGCTCCGATAGTAAAGACAGCGTTGTATGCGATAGTTGTTAAATCCGTGCTTGTCATTTTGCGGTACGCCCTAACTGTTATACGGTACGGAACTGGCAGATAATCATTCCACCGAAGCCTTTGAAGCGACGCTCTGGTGGAGTCATGCGAATGAAGGTGAGACTTTCAATGACGCCACGGATGGTTTCATTGTTGGTAAAGTCTTGAAGAACGATAACGTCACCATTGGACTCGATGTCTTCCAATGATTGAACGCGCTCAGCTGCACGGCCTTCGTAGCCAATGCTCATGTTGTATCTATCGCCTTCAAAGTCGTAGCACATAAGTGGTAGCGTGATGATGCGCTGACGGCGGACAGCAGGCAGAGCCTTGAGCTGGTAGCCGTTGAATGAATCTTCGTTGCCTACTGCCTGACCAGATGCAGCGATAAGCGTAAAGCGCAAAGCGATAGATTCTTTAGGAGTCAAGTCAAGCTGGTCAAGGCCAGTGATGTCTTGGGTGAAGTCGAAGTTGTTATCGACGGTAATGATTTGCGTGGCCTGACCATTGGCATCAACAGAGGCTAAGCTCAATCGTCCTGTCAGTGGCAGGGTTTGACGTAGCTTGACCAACTCAAAGTGCTTGTCCTCAAGTGTGAAGTAGCGAATTTGTCCAGTCTGTAGGTAGCCGCTAGAGATAAGAGTGTTAGCTTGAAAGTAAAGGTTGTCACCCTTAACGCCAATAGCAAGCTGACCAGTAGCGCCAACGACACACACTCCCGAAGCCTCAAGGCTATTCGGTACTTGCAGGTGGGTAGCGTAAGCCATTTGGTTAGGAGCAATTTCTTTGCTCAGGTCAATTTTAACCAAGCCTGAATGGTAGGTTGTGCCGTTGCCATCTGTGTCAATGTAACCGGTGACAGTGCAGTAGGCGTAGCGGTCATTGAAGGTGACTGACTTACATGCTGAGCCATTAAGAATGGTACCGCTGGCGGGGTCGTAGCCGTTGGTAATGACGGTCAATGGGCCATAAGTAATGAAACCAGATGATAGGTAGCCAGAGGTGTCAATCTGTCCTACGCGTACACCCTTGCTTGTACCAAACACCATGTACTTGCCGATGTAGGAACCAAGTGCATAGATGACTTCGCCCTTAGGCATATCAGCTGCAGTGACAGCCTTAGTCAATAGTGGCACAGCACCGCTGGTATCAAGGATAAGACGGAAGACAGTAGAGGAATCACCAGCATAGCCCGATGCGTAGATAGCGTTAGGACCATCGCATACGCCTGTCCATGTCCAGTTGGTATCTGGGTGGGCGTAGATAGGCAAGTTGTTATTGCTTGCAAGTGTGACGGTACCCGATGCAGATGCTTGGCTGACAGCAGCGTTGTTGACAAAGAAGGTAACGCTTGTGCTGTTGGCTACATTGGTAACTGACCATGTGCCGTTGTAAGGAGAGCCAACTGATGCGACAGTAATCAGTGAACCGATAGAGAAGTTGTGTGCAGCTGAGGTAGTCAGGGTGGCGTTGTATGAGCCATCTACTACGCTTGTGGTAACACCGAAAGAAATGATAGGTTGTACTTCGTACAGGTAGTTGTTAACGCCAGCAATGAGGCGCTGCTTGGCCCAGCCAAGAGCGACATGGGTAACAGTACCTACGGCTGATGGGTGTGTGAAGATAGATGTGCCACTGGTAGAGCCAGTCAATGGACCTTTGTAAATGCCTGTGGCATTAGCAGCGTAGTAGTTCTGTCCATCTTGAGCGACAGCGAGGATGGTACCTGAACCGCCCCATGTCAAAGTGGTGGTAGTACCGGCATCTGTTGTGCGGTACAAGGTAGAACCGTCAGCCCAGATGACAACGTTAACGCCATTGGCGTCAATGCCGCCTACCATCTTGGGAGTATTGGTGACAGAGTGTACAGCTGTAACATCTGGCAATAGTGTTACCTTGCCGATGTTAAAGACTTCTACACCAGCTGACTTGTTAAAGCGCTGGCCAACAGTCTGACCTTCGATTGGCTCTTCGTAACGAATACCTGCGCCGTAGTCAAAGCTGGACTGGCTGCGAAGCCACCAACCGGTGAGTGTCTGCTCGCCTGGTTCCTTTTGCTGGTCAATCTGTTGCTTGCGGTATTGTGCAGTTTCGCGCTTGTATGGATTCTCCTTGTTGGGCCCAAGAAAGAATGGGATACCGGAAACTGCAACGTCATACTGATTAGCAGTATTTTGATAAGTGTTAGTTGCATTGGCTGGTTGGCCAATAGGGTCAACGGGACGTTCTGCTATATGTCGAAAGCCGTCATCACCAATAGCCACACTTACTCCTTAAATAGTTTCCAATAAAAAAACCCCGCCGTAGCGGGGTTGGTAATGCTGGTACTGCTTACGCTGTTACCGCTGCCACTTCGTCAGCGGTAAGGCCCAACGCAATGAGCTTAGCAATCGCGGCTGCTTTCGCATCTGCCTTTGCCTGTGCTGCTGCATCAGCGGCTGCCTTGTCAGCGGCAGCTTGTGCGGCTAACGCCTCTGCTGCTGCAATTTCCTCAGCGGTTTGTGGGCGAGTGGTTACTTCGCCTGTCTCGCAGTTGACTTCGATTACATCTGCCATTGTGTCTCCCTTAGTTATTCTTGATGCCGTATAAGTAAAACGATGAGTATTGAACAAAGTTTGTTCCCACGCCTGGAGCAAAAGCAATTTGAGTAATTGCGCCAGTACCCGACCATAAGCCAGCATCAAGGGTAACAATTCCACCAGTTGAGTTTGTTTCAAATGCGCTTTCTACGCTATAGGATTTAGCATTTGATGATGCGTAGTTGGGGATATAAATATCAACAGGCGCAAATGTATTGGCTGTCGAAGTTGGGCCATTGACATCGCCAGCATATTGCGTTGCTCCAATAGAGCTGAATGTTCCAGATGTTGCAGATGAACCATTACCAGCAAGCTGAATACCTGAATAACTTGAACCACTATTTATAGTTATTTTTAGATAATCATTTGCGCTTGATGTTCTGTCGGTTCTTACCGAGCATTTGATAAGCAAATCCGTATAAGTAGCAGGAATTGACGAGAAGGTAATGGCAGAAGCGCCGCCTGAGCCAACTACCTGCGGCGTGCCGATGAGGGTATAAGTAGGATTTGCCATAGTTACGCCGCCAATATGCCGTAGAGGGTGAAGGTTGAGCCAGTAGCAAAAGAGTTGCCAGAAACAGAAAGAGTAATAATGTTTATCGCTGAACCGCTTTGCAATAATCCAACTATTGCTTCTACTCCGGCACCTGCACCAGTTGTTATGTTAGTTCTTTCAAGCATAGTTTTATATGTAGAAGTATTGGAATAATTCATAATGTTTACTATGTATGCGCCAAATTGGTCTGATGAAAAGCCCGATACTCGGTTCAAATTCCAGTTAGCATTAGAAGTAATGCGACTAGAAGAAGCAGCAGAACCGCTACCGCTCAATGCGGTTTGACTATAACCAGAAGTAAGTACCGAACCATTGCCCGCTTGAATTGTAATTCCAGTATAAGAAGTATTTGTTCCAGCAACATTCATTGAAATTACTAAATCTGTATAAGTGCTAGGGATGGAGCTAAAAGTATAAGACGATGTTGCTGATGGAATGGTATAAGTTGCAATCGGTGTATATGTTGCTGCGCTGGCCATTTTATTTCACCCCATATAGTGCAAATTGAGAATACTGTGCAAAAGTTCCGCTACCAAAATACAGCTTGATACTATTAACTGCTTGCGGAGTGTTAAACCATAAGCCCGAGTGCAAGAAAACATAGCCCGAACCATTAGCGTCTTGACCATCTAAAGTTCTAACGGTTTTATTTTTATTTACTGAGGTGTAATCAAAAATATCAGATACGCCGACAAACGGATAAGAGCTTGTGTTGGAATATCCAATAGGCATACCAGTTGTTGCGGCGGTGTAAGCACCCACTGCGCTTGAGCCATTTCCATAAAGTGCGTGTTGGACATAGTTAGAACCAGTATCACCATTGAATTGCATATAAAGGCTATCGCCAGAAGCGTAACTATCTATAGCAGTCCAGCGAATCTGCAAATGGGTGTAGGTGCTAGGAATTGACGAGAACGAGATAGACGATGCCCCGCCTGAGCCAACTGTTACAGTTTGGAGTGAAGTGAAGTTGTTGGTGGATAAATGCCCCAGTTTGCCAGAGGCAACAATTCCTGGAATTGGCATTTAGGCAATGTCTCCATATACGGTCCATGTATTTGCAGCTGTCTTCATAATGGTAGCTACAGAATACTGTGCGCGAATCTTAGGGCTAGCTGATGTTGCACCGTTAGAAGTAACTGTAGTTGTGCCAGAAGTAGCTGCCTGAATGGTGAGCTGTCCTGTGCCTGTTTGCTGGATGTGGATTTGTGTACCCGTAGCAAAAGCGTAGGTAGCATCGGTAGGAATGTTGACCGTACCAGCTGTTGTGGAGTTGCTTGCCAACAAGAACTGACCAGCATCGGTTGACTGCAAAGTGTAGGCGTTGGTAGAAAAGGTTGGTGTTGATGTGCCTTGTACCAAGATAGGTGTTGTCAATGTTGGGCTTGTAGCGAAGGTCAGTGAGCCAGAACCTGTCTCATCGCTAACAGCCGAAGCAAGGTTAGCCGATGATGGGGTAGCCAAGAATGTGGCTACGCCAGTTGCCAAGCCAGTAACACCCGTGGAGATAGGAACAGTAATACCTGTGATGGTATTGCTTGAGCCTGAAATAGTTTTGTTGGTAAGGGTTTGTGTGTCAGTTGTGCCTACAACAGAACCGGTAATTCCATGTGCTGTTGTTGCAGCAATATGGTCCTGCACATCTGTCAAGTCTTGCGCTGTAATAACGTGGCGAACAACTGCACCAGCGTTGTGAGCGACTGTCGAGGTTCCGTTAAAGCCACGAGTGATGGTAAGAGTTGTACCCGACGCTGCAGTAACAACTACTAGCTCCTCAGAAGCTGTATTGTAGTCAAGGGCAAGCACAAATGGGTAGGTGCTAGGATAGCCAACTGGTGAGTTGGCCAGCGTTACGGCCGTAGAAGTGCTGTTGATGTACGAAGCAACCGTATTGTCAACCGCATTGGCGGAGTAATAGCGACGAGTAGCCATGTGATTCCTTTAGCTTGTGTAGTGGGTGCGAGGTGGGAATTGCTCTTGAAGGCGACGCACTTCAACAAGGAGGCGTTGCTGGTACATCTGTTGCAGGACTCGACCAATGTTGGTTGCAGAACCAATCGGGTCATTAGACTGCTGTGAGTCAGCTTCCGCTGTAGCAGCTGGAACTCGTCCAAGGTCAAGATACATGGCGGTACGATAAGCAGCGCCAAGGATAATTACTTCACGAGATGAGTCAGGAAGTCCTGTTGTTGTAGAAAAGTCATCGGTATCGTACTGAAGCGGTGTTGGCTTTTTGGTGTAGGTAACCATGACAGGGCGGCCAGGGATAATACCTTCACGGATAGATACAGTCTTACCTGTATTCCACACGCCAGGGTTAGCCATACGGTCTACACGATAGTGGCGCACCGGCAACCATTCACGAGATGGGCCAATGGTCTGCCATGAGCAGCCAAGAATATCTACTGCCTCTTGAGGCAAGGCATAAGTTGTACGAGCTGCCTGCCAGTTAAACTGAGTGTAGTAAGTGCCGAACAAATCTGGGTACACACCGTCAATGGCAAGGTTAATGTTTCGCCGGATGACGCTACGCGGAAAGGAAGGCGCGATAGTTACACGAGTACCAGCTGTGTGAGTGGTAGGCGTGGTGTCACGAAACCCTCTGCCATAAGCAGGGATGGTTGCCGTATTTGAGGTACGGTCAAAGGAGTCTACCCAGATAAGCTCGTCGTCGATTTCAACGATACCACGAGTCAAGACTGTTCCATCAGCAACGGTAAAAGTTGTAGCAGTTGCCGTTATATCTGATGTCAGGTAAGTAGCCTGGTCCTGACGGTTGGTGTAACCCGTCAGGGCTAGGTTAGTTTCGTTAATTAAGTCAATAAATTGTGTCACGATGTAATCCTTGATGCTGCTTCAGCTTCACCTAAACCAAAGGTTCCAGCAAGAAGGTTGAGGATGCCAGGGGTATCCTCGTAGTAATTCTTACCACCGTTGCGGTAAGCATAAATCTGGTTAAGGACGTCGATGCCACGAGTAGCATTGTGTGCACCTAATACAACGGTACCCCACTTGGTACAAGCGCCATCAAAGTCGTACTGAGGTACGCCATTGACAATGGTTCCTGCCAGCCTATTCATGTGATAGACAGTTGATAAACTTGTAGCCATCGCTATCCTCTCTTAAAGTTACTTACTTATTCTTTGTTCCGCCGACGCCTTCGTATGAACCGAACTTGTCTTTGGTTGGCTTGCCGGTGAGCTTGTCGTTGGCTCCGCCAACAGCATTCTTATTACAACCGCATTCAACGCACATAGTTACTTTCCCTTCTTTGCTGGTAGGACTTTCTTCAAATTTGGATTAGCTTTCTTAGCTGCTGGGCTAGCCTTACGAGTAGCTGAAGCCAAGATAGCTCCGGCATTCTTCATAGGTACGCCAGACTTTGAAGCGATTTGCTTTTGGGCGGCTGCGAAGCCCATGCCCTTTTTAGCTGCTGCCATTAGATGTCCCCTGTGTGTTTCAATACCGAAGCGCTTTGCTTGGTAATCTGATTTGCCGCTGGCATAACATCAGCGTTGTATGCTGCACCCATTCTGTCGCTGGCAGCCTT